TTCATCAGCTTTTTTATACATTTCATCGACCTTTGACTTCAATTCGCCAAAAGACTTTTCAGCTTTCTCTCTAGAAGCTTTTTCTTGCGCTAACTCAGCTTTTAACGCATCAATATCAACTGTTGGTGCTGGAGTTGTCTGTGTAGCATCGGTAGCAGCCACAGACTGCTCAACAGGAGCCACAGACTCCTGCTGGATGACTTTCTCTTCAATCATATTTATTCAGATACAGGATTAGGAGTTGTAGGTGTTGCAGGTGTTTCAGCTTTTGCAGCAGGTTTTTTCTTTGCTGGCTTTGGTGCTTCAGCAGGAGGATTTAACTCCTCAAACCTCATCTTTTCGATTGGCATAATAAATAAAATGCTCTTCAGTATTATTCTAGTGTATTAATTAGCTTCAGTCTCAGATGCGTTAGGTAGAACTTCACCTTGTACTAATATCTCCCTGAATTCTTCCCTATCAATCACTTTTTGGTCAAAGAGTGATGTTAGAGCTGTAATATCTTGTCCTATTAGCCTATCAATATCGAAATCACGACTAATAGAGACTTCAGGTGGCTCTATTCCTAAATATTGAGCTGATAAATTGAACGATTTCTGTAATTTTTGCTCTAATTCCAAAGAAACCATCGACAACATCGAATTTGTGTCTACACGATCCAATCGCCTAGCGTCTGCTGATTCTGCTACGAATTTTTGCTGAGATAACGTACTAATTCCTAAAGTTGCCATCTGAAGCTGTAATTCTTGTATTTCTGCTGTCTGCGCTTCAAATGCGCTCGCTGCTGGCTCTACATAGTAGATTTTATTCCCAGGTTGAGTTGCCATTGCATAATTTACACTAATATCCATGTCTTTCGTCTGATCATCCCACCCTTCCATCACCAACATTGGCTGTGAAGCTACATGCAAACTATGAATTAAGTCAGCTTGACGCTGAAAATGTGCCAAATTTAAGTACGCAATATCTAATAACGGTGGTTTACTCGTCAAAGTATCAGTTTTGCCAGCATAAACACTAACCAAAGGCACTTCACCTAACGAATAATCCCCAGATTCAATCAATTCATAGTCTTTTTCATTCTCAGTTAAGTCAAAATTACCTGCATAACTGTTATCTTCAACGCTAATTAGGTCTTTTTTAGGCTCAGATTTACGATAAATACGATATTTTCCTGGTTCAATCACCCTAACTTGATCAAATACACGTTCTCCAAAATCTCCAGTCGCTACAACTGCTTTTTCAGCAATTCTAACTTGAATAATGCTTCCATAATTAACTTCTCGATCTAATCTCCAACCATAAATGTTTGTTGGATCGACTTCTATCCAATATGGTCTTCTATTTTGCGCTCTTTCCTCTGCCAAGCTTAAAGCTCCCGTAGGAGCAGGAAAATCGACTAAAATATGACTCTGACCATACGTCAAAGAACAAATAAGTACCCTTCTTGCATACTCATCTAAGTCCGATCCACATCCATCAACATCCTTTGCAAAAATATCTGTCCAATATGGATCACCTAATAAAGTAATAGGTTTTCTCATTATTAAACCTGTTGCTGCTCTAATTAATCGCTGCGTATATGGTGAAAATACTGCTCTATTTACTCTAGATAAATAAGCTTCATGGTCCTCCCGTGGCTCAAGAGGCAAAAAAGCTTGTGAATTTTCTCTTAAATACTCTGTTCCGTTTGTTACTGCTTTCATTATTTCCCATGCTTTTACCATCTCTAAGACAGCCCTTGTTTTCGTAAAGGGACTGTCAGCCCCACCTACAGTGGTAGAGCTGGTTATATTTGTACGAACTGGCCCAGGAACGGCATACGTCACGGTTCACCTCTTCCTCTTTTTTGTTACGTTAAACTTAAACAGTATCGTCAATATCTCCGCTTGTCTGGAATCCTACACTAACAGTTTGCAAGTCTCCTGTAGTTGCACCGAAGTCAGCACTGGTTACGACACCAGTAAAAGTTAATTTCTTAGTACCATCACCGAAATACAACTCGAACTGAGCATCACCAGCATCTTCCTTTGTCAAGATGTCCTTAATGAACTCATCTGAAGCTCCACTGCCTTCTGCTGTATATAAGAGGTCAACAGAACCAGTTCCAGAATATAAAGACCCGACATAGCTACGAGAACCTGCACCATGAGCAGTGCAATCTAAAACATCTTTAGACACACTAAGACTCCAGCCTGTTGTAGAAGCAATAGCAGCAGTTGTACCTGCACCATTCTTGAACTTTACGGAGCCTTCTTCGCCACGATAGAAAGCCATGATCTAGAATAATAAAAGACTATCTTCAATAGTCTAACTGGTGCTGTCTACTTTTACAGTACTTTTTGCAGAAGGTTTTGATTTGTTTGCCATGTATTGAGCGCATCTTGGATCCCACAATGCAGGATTTCTTTTTCCCTTTACTGCTTCTACTGCGTCTAATTGTTCTGGTGTTAATTCCATTGATTTTAGTAAATCCTAAATCCAGTCTGCCCTAAAGTCTCAGGTTTTGCCAAATTGAACTGTTGAAGACATAAATATCCAAAAGCGTCAAAAGCGTGGTCAACACCAAGGTTTTTATTCGGTAGTCCCGTATTTGGTGCGTAAGTCAATGTTCTGAGAGATTTTATAAGTTCTTTGCAGCGTGGGTGAATAAAGGTTCTTCGAGTTCCAGTTGCATCGAATAAAGCAGTGTTGACGGCGGTTATTTTATCTCGAATTTTCCAAGGGGCTTTTGGAGCAGACACATTAAAACCACTTCTTCGTAAAATACTATGATCGGTTGCTCCAACTCCAGCAGTTTTTCTGGCTCCTCCCGTGGGGTCAGGACATGCTATTACTCGACGATCCACGCCATATCTGCGGGTGACTTCTTCGGCAAAGTCCCATGTGGTTGCCCCACCTGTGAGCGTGATTTCGTCAAACACATACAAGTTTTCCCCGTCTTTAACGGCGCAGATCCCTGACATTGGGTCCACGTTAAAGTCAACACCTAAAAGTAGAGGGGAAATAGTGATGTCTTTTGCGTCTGTAGAGATATTATCGTCGGAAAATGAGACTGCAACGAGACCCGTGAGATTCTCGAAGCTGGCCTCAAATTCCTGCTTAAATGTCCTTCTATCTAATTGTGCCCTTGCTGCCTCGACCTCTTCTTTTGGTACATTACCCCCTTCTATTGTAGTAAAGCTCCAACGGTTCCATTCTCCTGTTGGATCGTCTGGGACGTAGCACCATAAGTCGTAGAACCAACTAGCCGTTCCATCAGGCGTACTTATAAAGAGTGCCCATCCTTGTTTGTCGGCTAAAGCGGGTCGGATGACTTGGAACCAGACCTCGGAGTCCATGAAAGCGGCCTCGTCAAGTACTACACCTGCGAGGCTTCGACCACGGAGGGCCATAGCGTTTTCGGTTCCTTTTAACTCGATCATTGAGTCGTTGATGAGTTCAATCTTTAAATCAGTCTCATTCTTAGACTTGACCCATTCTTGTGGTACGAGCTTCTTTATTTCTTTCCAGGCGATATCTTTTGCCATTCGATATGTAGGGGCGCAATAAAAGTACGTTTCTCCTGGTCTAGATATGGCTGCTTTAAGTAGCTCGATGCAGGAAAGGTATGATTTTCCGAATCTTCGTCCCGCTACAAGAACACGGAAGCGTTTTTCACTGTTGAAGACCTCTCCTTGTGCCCAACGAAGGGAAAGTGGTTGTGTTTTTACTGCCATGTAATACAGATTACCTGTTTTTTGTACCAATACCCCCTGTGTTTATCGACTATTTTTAAGTTTGCGGGTTATTATTATCTTATTAGTAGCTTTTTCGTCTGTGACTGAAGCAGTTTTTGGTAATTTAGGGGGATCACTCGTTCCAGCAAATCAGGGTGAAGTTGTTGTTCCTCGGAAGAAAAATCCTGGGAAATCTCCTACTCATGTTATTGAGGCGAGGCAACAAAGATTGTATAAAAGGCAGTTGGAGGGGCTAACTACAAGGCAATTAGTTTTAGATCATGCGTCTAAAGAGGGGGTTTGTGTTAAAACTGCGTGGAATGATTGGAAAGCGGTGAATACTTGGAACGAAGAAGATTGGCAGAAAGATAGAGAGAATATGGTTTCCAGATTACAGAGTATGAGGATTAGATTGTATGAGAAGGCTATAAGAAAAGGGCAGCTTCAAACGGCGGCGCAGATTTTGGATTCTCTTGGGAAGGTTGTTGGGGAGAGTGTAGAGAACATTAATATTAACGCTCCAGAATTATCCATTAAAGTTGAGCCTAAGTCTGAATGAAGTGGGTGCTGGATAAGATTGGGGGATTGTTTGTTTATAGATCTCCCAAGCCTCTTCAGGGTTACTACAATATGTTACTACAGTTACCTTCGAGAAAGCTGAGAGTCCTTGCGGGAACTAATGCCCATTGTAAGAAGACTAAATTGGTCGATATGATATTGACAGAAGCAAAACGTTAGTGTAGTATATAGAGGTAGTACATAAGAGCTTATTTTTGGATTAATCAGTAGGTTCCCCCGCCCTTGACTATAAAGGGCGATTTTTTCCACCCTCCCCCCGCCTCGGCCTGGCTGTCGGCCGAGTGAGGCGGGCCGAGCTGGAGGAGCCAGGCCCACAAATTTTGAGGAGAGGCGGCGGCCTAGCTCCAGATGGTCCGCAGCTCGGCGGCGGCTTGGCGGCTCTGCTGCTTCAGGCTCTCGGCGGTGAGCTGACGAAACCGCTTGATCACATCCGACCAATCCGAAAGCTGAGCCTCGGAGGCTCTCTGTGCTGCTAACTCTCTAAAGCGGTCGCAGTGTGTGCGGGAGCTGGAGAGCTGAGCCGAGAGAGTAGAAACCTCACGCTGTAAAAAATAAATCTCTGAGAGTAGAGCGTCTTTGGTGTGAGCTGCCTTTACTCTCTTGTACTCTCTGGAGCTTGTGTCTGTATTTGGGATAGTTGGAAAGCTGTTAGTCATTTTATTTGGTGAGGAGTTGGAAAAATTTTTCTCCTCTTATTTATTAGATTAGCTCCTCTCTGTCTCTGTGCTACTTATCGTTACATAGAGTAACAAAGAGACCTTACTGCATAAGGAGGAAGAGGAGCCAGGACAGCAGCGAGAGGCGAAACGCTCCAAATAGCAAGAGCTGAAGCGGTAGCCTCTCAGCCATACAGTAAGCAAAGAGAATAAAAAGAGATCAACTAATACTCTCTGAAGCCTCGGGGATCCGTATCTGATGCAGAGAGCAAGCGAGATCTACGTGAGCGAAAGTTAACCTTTCGGTTGACTTCCTAAAATACAAATAGTGCTTACACCTCGGATCAACTCGCTTAACATCCTTAAACCGATACGGAATAAGCGTTACTTTCTCCAGGTTATACTTTTTAGATTGAGTCCTCCTGCCTACCTTATATGCTCTCTCAGTAGGTGTTGAGCTGATGCAATCGGAGGAAGTAATAAAAACTATTTGATTAAACTTTAGTTTTTTAAAAGTTTCTAACATTTTACTTGCCTCCTAAGATTCTAAGTTTTGCCTGGTTAGCCTCGTGTTGGCTAACTCTGAAGCCTCCATTATCGTGATCTAACCTATCTAGGTACATTTTCGCTCTATGTAGAGTGTCGAATTTATCAATAGAGTTAATGCCTGAAGCATCAGCAAACCGCACAGAGTAAAGTCTGTCTTCCTCTCTGTGGATGATCTCGTGAGTATCTCCAACTCTCTCATATTTGAGAATTTCTGAAGTTATAAAGTAAGTACCTTGTTCGGTAACTTTTACAAAGTCATAGACTCTAGACTTAAAGCTCTCCATAGTTGGAGCCGCAAAGAATAGCGGGTTGGCTCGCCTTATTTGCGAGATAGTTTGAAGCTGATTAGGTTTCATTGTGGGTTATTTGTGGACCTATGTAGCACATTATCAAAAGACCTGGAGAGAGTCAACATATTATTAATATTGTTTCTACTCGCTGACTTTGAGAATTCTCATTGATAAAATTAAATTAATTTCTCAAAAGTTGTTGAC